GATTTCTTTTGACCTTGAATTTCTTAACAAGATTACGAAGGGTGGCCTTCCAAATAAAACACTCAACATTGCTCTTGCTGGCACTGGTGTTGGTAAGTCTTTGTTTATGTGTCATGTCGCAAGCAGTGTGCTACTCCAAGGCAAGAATGTACTATACATCACGCTTGAAATGTCTGAAGAAAGAATTGCAGAAAGAATTGATGCTAATCTTTTGAATGTGAATATTCAAGACATTGCTGATCTTCCAAAGCAAATGTTTGAAAATAAAGTAACAAATCTTGCAGAAAAAACTCAAGGTACTCTTATAATTAAAGAATATCCAACTGCGAGTGCTCATAGTGGTCATTTTACATCACTTCTTAATGAACTTGCACTTAAGAAATCATTTAGACCTGATATTATTTTCATTGATTACCTTAATATATGTTCTTCCTCTAGGTATCGCGCAGGCAGTAATGTCAATTCATATACTGTTGTCAAGGCTATTGCTGAAGAACTTAGAGGATTGGCATGTGAAGCAAATGTCCCAGTCGTCTCTGCTACTCAAACCACTCGTTCTGGTTTTGGGAGCTCTGATGTTGAACTTACTGATACTTCTGAATCCTTTGGTCTTCCTGCTACTGCTGATCTTATGTTTGCCCTTATTAGCACTGAAGAGTTGGAGGGGTTGGGACAGATTATGGTGAAACAATTGAAGAATAGATATAATGATCTTAATATGTTTAAGAGATTTGTTATTGGTGTTGATAGAGCAAAGATGAGATTATATGATTGTGAGCAAACTGCACAGGATGATATTCTTGACAGTGGGAAGGAAGAGGAGTATACTTATGAAGAACAGAAACCAAAAAAATCATTTGAGGGATTTAAGTTTTGAATGGATACTACTCTGTCTTTGATCCAACTGGTAAAAAAATTGCTGACTGTGGTTCCATCAAAGATGCTGTTAATCTTATTGGAACAAGAGGTGATGGTCACTATTACCAATTTAAACCAACTTATGAAACAGTTGAGGTTAAACTCTTAGAAAGACCCAAACTTCCAACTAAAGATATTGTTGTCAATATGGATGGTGGTGTTGGTGGTTCTTGGAAAGAAGTTTCTAATGAAGAATTTGATGAGATGTTTCCATCTCCCATTATAAAACAACAACTTCCTCAATCTGATACAAAACCTTTGGATATTTAAAATGACTGTAAACACTGAAGCATACTTGGAATTTGTAAATGCTGTTACATCTCAACCAAGTCAAGATAATGAAGCTTTTGTATATCGTATACAAGAGTTGCAAGGTGAAGGATTTCCTTCTGAGAGATTGCTTACTGCTGCAGTAGGTATGTCAGCAGAAGCTGGTGAGTTTACTGAAGTAGTCAAGAAGATTGTCTTTCAAGGTAAACCTGTTAATGAAGAAAACCTATTTCATTTAAAACGTGAATTGGGAGACATCATGTGGTATGTTGCTCAAGCATGTATGGGACTTGATACTACAATTGATGAAATTATTGAGATGAATGTAGATAAACTAAAATCTCGTTATCCAGGTGGAGAATTTGATATCCACTATTCTGAAAATCGTGTAGAAGGAGATGTATGATTAACCTTGAAATTGACATCAAAACTGCAGCTTCTCTTAGGGGAGCACTATATCGTGAACAAAATGGATACACTTTAGATTTATCTTGTTGTCCAACAAGAATTATTGATATTCGTAATCTTATTCTGGAACTTGATACAAAAATTGAAGAACAACTTAATAAGTTAGAACAAGACAAACTCAAACAAGAAGATGACAAACTTGGATATGACACTGGAGGTAAATGATGAAGTATGATCCATTAACTGATAATGAAGTTGATGATGCAGCAAAAGAATTTTTTCCTAAATTTGATATTGTTCATCGTATGATGCCTGAAAATTGTACAGTAGAAGACTCTCTCAAAGTCTTAGAAACTATATGTAATATGGCACAAAAAAAACGTGTATTTGAAAAAGAATTAACACCACCATTTGGATTCAATAAAAAAGATAAAAATGAGGATGAAAAAAATGATGGGGAAACTTGATCCAGAAGAAAACGTTATGAAAGATATTCCTCTTGGAGATATTACCAGACATGATTTGACAACGATCAGTGATAAATTCTTTGCTTATGAAGAAAATGGAATCATGGATTGTATTCAAGATTTTATTGAAACTCTCAACTGGGAAGAGAATGATGATATTGTGGTTGAACTTGGTGGTACTCAAGTGAGTGGTATTGAACAACCTGAAGAATATAATAAAAAATGGGCATCTCCATTTGGGCATCGCAAGTACAATAAAGATGCATTTATTGTCATCAGCAATCAATCCCGTAGAGATTTGACTAGATCTCAACCTATGGATAGAGAACATAAACCAGCACATCCATATGAGGCAAAGAAATGAGAAAGATTATCTAAATATAAATAAGTGTAGGAATTAGTGTAATCAGAGATGTCTGCAGAAATGCGTAATTTTATGGAAGCATATGCTGCTGTCCATAGTAATGAATCAAGAGAAGATTTAAATTCTAAAAAAGATCCTATCAGTGAGATGAATTTGTCTGCACTGAATCATTTAGATTTTGTTGACATCTCTGAAGAAATTTTTGAGAGTATTCTTAAAGATAATACACTTTCTGAGTGTATAGAAATTATTGAAGGATTTATTCCTGAAACTGATAATGTTGGAAGATCAAGGAAAGTAGATAGAATTACAGAAGCATTTACTGAAACTCTTAATTTAATTCTTTCAAAATCTACTGATGTAAGATTGGAAGAGTTCGCTAAGCATAGACAGAATAGGATTCATCAAGAATCTTGGTCTGAAAGAATGGGGCAGAATAAATCAGCAAAGAGACTTCATGAGAGACTTGTTGCTCATGATAAATTGAATGTAAAGCAAGGATTGCTTCAGATGATTGAAGCATATAAAGAACTTACTAGAGACAAGAGAAACACCATGTTCCGTAAGGCAGGTAACCTGTCACGTACAGCATTGCAAGGTGGTGACAAAGGAACTGAGGCAGGCAAAAAGTCTGGTAAGATTGTCAAGGCATTGAATAAGGATGCTGAGAAGTACAATAGAAATGATGTAAAGGAAGCAGCAAAACCTGATTATATTGACCTTGATGGTGATGGTGATAAAGAGGAGTCTATGAAGAAGGCTGCTAAAGATAAAAAAATGAAAGGAATGAAGAAAGAATCATATTTGGAAACAGATATGGACAAGCGTAAGAAAAATAATGAGAAGGCACGTAAAGATATGAAAAAGATGGGAACTTCTATGAAGAACCCACATTTTGGTGATGGTCCTACTGGTAGTATGTCTTCTGAAGAAGTTGATTCTTTTGATAGTGCTCTTAATATTCTAGTAAATGAAGGTTTCTCACAAGAAGATGCTATTTACATCATGGCAAATCTAGATTGTCTTGATGAATCTATGCAGGATCGTAGAAATCCTGAAAAGTATGAAGCATCTGCAAAGAAATCTGAATCAAAAGGAAGTGGAGCTGAAAGGAGAGTTCGTGATAGACTCAAGACTATGGATCCCAAAGCAGCAGAGAATATGAAAGCACAAATGAGAGCAGTTGGATTGAGTGTTTGATAGATGGCATCTCCAAAAAGTCCAGGACTCAAACCAACTGAATTGGGTCTTGGTGGAAAATATAGCAACATTAGTTTATATAAAACTGCTTTAATAAATGGTATTAATTCTAAGAAAAAGGAATTTGATGCTGTTCATCCAGAGTATACAAATTATCTTATTTTTTTAGTAAATAATGCAGGTTCTGGAAGAGCGTTTGCTGGTTTTAATGAACTTAAGCAAATACTTTTGAAGACTCCAACTGTTAGTGATAGCAAAAATTCTTTTTCTGAAATAGAAAAATATTTTGCTGAAGCAGTAGGTCCTATTGCTATAGTAGAAAGTAATGAATATAAAGGTAAAACTCCATTTACTAATAATTCATCAGTAGGAGTTCCTACAAGTAAAAATGAAAGTGGATATGATTTCACTATTAATGGCACTGAGATTACAGTTAAGATGCCAACAGGTAAAACAAATACTTTAAAACCTGGTGATATAATCAATGATAAAGAATTTTCTAAATTAGTTGCTAAATCCACAAATAGAAAATTAAAAGTTCTCTATAAACTTTTTGAAACACTGAATGATGCTACAACT